GGGGGAGTGAGTGGGCAGAGTAAAGAGAAAACCAATACGTTTAAAGATAACGAAGAATGAAGATGGGACTCTTACAGTTGATACTCCCCTATATAGTATCCAGGGATTTAGCATAACTAACCTGGACTATATAACAGTACCCTTCGCTGGACTTAGTGTAGCATTCGACATAGATTGCGAAGATAAAGAACTTCTTAATGAGATAGCCCTCAGGTTGGACAGACAGTCTACTTGGGGGTTTTATAGTAAGTCAGAACCAGAAGGCATACGGAACTACATACACAACGCCATGACTTCTAAGTCACAGGTCTACACAGTAGAGTCTCTTAAGGGAGTAGCTCACGATAGACCATTAGTGTACTGTGGCGCAGGTCCTAGCCTCTCTGATAATTTTGATGAACTGAGAAGGATCATTAAGGATGAGACAGCTATAGTAATAGCAGGTGGATCAGCTATCAGGATCCTAGCTAAGGAAGGCATCAAGCCTCACTACTGTCTAGCATTCGATCCATATGACTTCGAGTGGGAGAGAGTGTTTGAACATATCCCCTCCAACTGGACTAGAGATATACCACTACTAACTACCCTTATTCTAGAGACTAGATGCTTTAACAAGTGGGAAGGTCCTATATATGTAGCTGGTGGTTGTAACTGTATGCAGCCTAGGAACGTCATAGACGGCCTAGAATCGATTAAAGAGGGTGCATCGGGTGTAAGTACTGCCATTCACCATTGGGCGGCTTATATGGGCTTTAAAGAGCTTACAATGGTAGGAGTTGATCTGAGCTATAGAAAGGACTCCAATGACTCATTAGTGCAGTATGCTGATGGCAGAACAGAAGATACTGATGAACAAGGGCCATTAGAGCTCGAATCAGGTATAATTACAAGACATCTATGGAAAAGGGAAGCCTTATTCATATCAGATACACTTAAAGACACAGGGATGACATGCTTCAACGCAAGCAAAGGACTACTAATAGAGGGTACTAAAGAGGCTGAATTAAGCAGATACGCTGCTAAAATAGACCCAATCATCTACAAACTACCTATACAGCTGAAAGAATACCAAGGGAAGATAGAGGAGAACCTACTATCATTAGCACGAGATATGGTGAATATCCTCCATCTAGGGGTTAGGCATCCAGATGCAATGAAGTTAGGGTCGTATCAGAGTTATTTAAAGACATATGACTATGTTCAACAGTTCAGAGAGGTCTGGACGTACTCGTACAACGAGGATCTGTTAGAAGCATTGGCATATAACTGCATCGAGTGGGTGCAACAGGCTATAAACAATAAAGGGGATAAGAATGATTAAATCAATCTTTGTGGGAGCTATTCTAGCGGTATCTACCGCATTTACATTTAATATGGGTGATATCAACGCAGGTAAGGAAGTATCGACCTACACAAGTCTTAACGAGAGCATTGTTATCGTACAGACGGGCACCGGTCACGGTACAGGGTTCTACATTTCAGACAATCTAGTGGCTACTAATGCTCACGTTGCATTCGGTAACTATGAAGATCAGTCTGGACAGAAGCTAAGTGTTGTTCATTATGATGGATCTATTGGTGATGGACAGGTAGTGGCCTTTGATGTGCTACGAGATCTAGCTATTATCAAGGTAACTAGTAAGAGATCTCCACTGCAGATGAATACTATTAGGCAGGCACCGGACCTACCAGTCTTCTCTATCGGGCATGGATCGTACGATTGGTATAATGTAGACCGAGGTATTTATGGATATCACTATAAGCTAAGCTCGGAGAAAGCCAATTTAGACCTATTCTTCGTTAGTGGAACACTTACGTCGACAGGTGGTGATAGTGGGAGCCCGGTATTCAATGAAGGTGGCCAGGTAATTGGGATAGTATCAAGAACTATACGCTTTATTCCCTCCATCTACTTAAACACACTACTGGAGCAATACTATGCAGAGCCGACAAGATTCCTTATCCCTAGTCAACAAGCAAGCGAGACTACTATACACTCTGATGACAGGTCTTCATGAATTTAAGGCTGACTCAGATAAATTAGTCCTAGATGAGGATGAGATAAAGATGTTCGCTAAGATAGCTGGGCAATTAGAAGTACTAATAGTAGTAACGGGGGAATAAGATGACGTTAAAGAGAGAAGAGAGCGGTTGGCCTGGGGTTGACCTAGTTCTATGGTTCGATGACAAGGATGACCAGATGGTTGCTATAGATACGAGGATTAATTTCCCCCTACCGGCAATAAGCCTACAAAGATTAGAAGAGTTTATAACACTGGTGCGAGAGAACAACGAAGAGGGATGATATGAATTATAGTACATGGGACACAGTGATAGACCTTGACAAGGTGGAAGCAGTTCCTGCAGTAGGAACTACAGTAAATGTGAAGTATTTACGAAAAGGAATATTATGTGGAAGGCGGGTGTTTACTATAGTTGGGTATTCAGATAAATATAAAAGAGTGTACGGAACTATGGGCCATTACCGGTGCGAGGATAAAGATGTAATAACGTTCTACGTAGATGACAAAAGAAAGGAATAACATGAAAGATAAACATAAGGCAAAGCGAGACCAGTACCCTGATAGTTTGATTATGGATGCACTAGATGCTGAGATGTTTAATGTTACAGCTACTGCTAAGAGATTAGGGCTATCACCTAATACATTAAGAGTATGGATCGCTAAGAGTGATAATCTATCGAACTATGTAGCACTAGGCAACCAGTCTCTGTCTGAAGAAATAAGAGATACATTGCTAACCATTATGAGAGATGCTAAGCACGACCCTAAGACACTAGGCGCAGCTATACAGGCCGCTAAGATAGTATACGATAAACTAGAGGCAAATAGATCTGAGTTACGAATAGAGTCGAACAGTAAGCACGTATTCGATGTCGCAACAGAGGCTAAGATAAGGGAGATATTAGGAGATGATTAGTCCTCAGCTACTGTACGACCTACGTCTAATGTACGATAAAAATAGAGATGACGTTAGAGATACTTTTAAACAGATGACCCCGGCTCAGCAGGGATATATAGCTAAATCATGGGCATTCCAGGCTAGACCTAAGCAGTTACCTAACGAACTTTGGACAAGTGGAGAGAAAAATATATGGGCTATTATAACTGGCAGAGGGTTTGGTAAAACCAGAACAGCCTGCGAGATAATAGTGGACACCGTGGAGGAGAATTGGGATATAAGTGTAATGATCGGCGGGTCTAATAAGAACTGGGATGACGTTAAAAAGATTACAATGAGAGGTGAGTCAGGGTTTTTAAATGTACTTAAACGTAGAAACTATGAGCTTACCGATAAATCACCTAATAAGTTGCAGGGGAATGAGATTAGTTACACATGTAGCTCTGGAGATACTCAGATCAATTTCTCTAATGGAGCACAGATTATATTGTTCTCAGGAGAGAAGCCAGATAAGTTTGCCGGATACCAATTCCACATGTTTTGGTTCGATGAACTGTTTCTATATCCTAATCAGAGAGATGTATGGGATCAAGTGATGTTCTGCCTTAGACTTACTGGAATGGTAAACAGGATCTTAATTACAAGTACGCCTAGGCCAACTGAGCTATGTGAATCAATATCACAAGGTAAGTTAAGTAGTAGGACTTGTATTACTGAGGGGTCTAGTAGGGAGAATTACAGTAACCTATCTGAACAATACAGAGAAACCTTGGAGAACGACTACGCGGGAACGCGATTAGGCAGACAAGAGATCGACGGAGAGCTTCTATTAGATACTCCCGGGGCATTGTGGAGACATGATGATATACAACATACAGAGGAATTACCGAATGACATTATACGAACAGTGGTTGCGGTTGACCCGGCGGTCAGCAATAACCCGAATAGTGATGAGACTGGAATCGTGGTCGCGTGTAAATCTAGATCAGGTAAGTATTATGTTCTCGCTGACTACACTGTTAAGGGATCACCTAACGCTTGGGCAAGGAGGGTTGCTTCCGCCTTTGAAGAATTCAAGGCAGATAGAGTTGTATATGAAGCCAACCAAGGCGGACTCCTTGTGGAGGAAACACTTCGTACCGTTCACAAGACTCTCCCTCTTACGTCGGTACATGCCAGTAAAGGTAAGTACTCAAGAGCAGAGCCGATCGCAGCGCTATACGAGCAGGGCAAAGTATATCACGTGGACAACTTCACGGAGTTAGAGAAACAGATGACGAGCTACAATCCAGAGTTCTATAAAGGATCTCCGGATAGATTAGATGCCTTAGTATGGGCATTACATGAATTAAAAGGGAAGGGAGAATTTGGATTTACGTTTGGTTAAAATATAATATGTACAATTAGTGAATATATTAGGTATATAGGTCCAAACACTCCATGGAATACACTCCATCCGATAGTATTTCCTAAAGACTGAGAATATATGAACGCTAGTATTTTTTCTACTGCTAGGTGTCTCATATGCTTGCCCCCTATTGATTTACTTATAATATAATTATAACACATCCGGCGCAAGCCGTCAACATAAACTTTTCACGAGTCCTTAGGGGCGCTTTAGGAGAAAGATGAAAAAGAATAGAATACAGCGAGCGTGGGCTACACTACGTAAGGCAATATTTGGCGAGCCCGCTAAACCTCGGGCGTCTAAGATAACAGTCAATACAAACTATGCCGACTATACACTCACTAGCTCAGCTTATGAGACGTGGGTACAGGAAGCCTATAAGGATAACGAAACAATTAATGGTGCACTTAACCTCATTATCAATACATTTACTGAGGCACCTATACAAGTAGTGGATAAGGATGGAGATGTTCTAGAGGATCACCCTACATCTAAGCTACTTAATCATATCAACGACAATAGCTCTAGACTTAAGTTCCTAAAGACCCTGCTACTAGATATGTACATCGGAGATGTAGGATACATCGAGAAAGTATTCAGTATAGGTGGTAAGATCACTGAATTAGGGATACTAAGGCCAGATAGAGTAAGAATATTCGCTGATGAAGAGAAGTTTATTGATCATTACAGTTATGAGGTGGCAGGGCATACCATAGTACTTCAGCCTGACGAGGTCATTGCTCTGCAGTTTATTGACCCTTCCGATGTCTATGGTGGGTTCAGTCCACTAAAGGCACTAGCTAAACGTATTGATAGTGATAACGAATCAACAGATCACGCAGTAACAATGCTACAGAACAGGGGACAACCTGGTAGTATCATCACTGTACCAGACCCAATAGATGCATCTGAAGCAGAAGCCCTAGCTAGAAGCTGGGATAATCGCTTTAGTGGTGATCGTAATGGTCAGACAGGAGTACTGTGGGGCGGCATGCAATACAATCCTTTTGGTATGTCAATGAAGGACCTAGACTTCTCTGGACTTAAGTCTATAGACGAAGCTAAGATCCTCAGCACACTACGTATACCTACACAAGTATACGGAAGTATCACTGGAGCATCCGCTAGTACATTTAATAACATGAAGGAAGCAAGGAAGCAGTTCTGGGAGCAGGCAATCATACCTCTACAGACAATGGTTGAGGATGCTCTTAACAATGACTCCGATATTACAGATAACTTCACAGTTACCGTAAGATTCGATAGATCAAACGTAGAGGCTCTGCAAGAGAATGCTAACGAAGCTGCTGAGAGATGTTCAAAGCTATATCAGACTGGAGTTATTACTCTAAACGAAGCGCGAACTAAGCTAGGATTTGATGATAGGAGTGGTGGCGATGAGCTATTTAGCCCTTTCTCATCTATGATTCCTACTGATGATGGTGAAGATAAGTTAGAAGACATGAAGTTAGACATGCTTACAAGCTCTAAAGAAGTAAGAGATACTATACTAGAAGAACGTAATAGTAAGGATCCTGTGGTGGTTAATATCACTAATGAGGTAAAAGAGTCGATTAAGGAAGATATTGTCCCTATTGAGCCTGAAATGACTCAGAAAGCGTTAGAAGACGATCTAAGGGCACAACTGCAGATAGCCTTAGGTAGAGAAGGATTAGCTAACAAATTCCTCTTAGAGACGCTTAAAATGGCTGATAGGCACCTTAAACGACACATATCAAGCGCTATTGAGATGGTGGGGCAGAAGGCCCATAAGATTGTAAAGACATTCGAGACTAACAGACTAGAAGGTTCTTTAAACGAACTATCAGAAGAGTGGAAGCTAGCACTAGAGGCTGACTCATTGAGTACGTTAGGTAGGCTAGTAGAGGAATCTGCTAAGGCATCATCTGCTGGAGTTGGAGTTGCTATAGATATTGATTCAATCGGTATTAAGCAAGCAGTGAAAACTCAGACACTTCAGTTCGCAAGTAAGGTAGCTGGTACAAGTGATAAACAAGTTAGAGAAGTTATCCAGTCAGCCTTCACGGAAGGTAAGAGTCTGGGAGAGTTGACCGAAGATCTGAAATCATTAGGAGCTGGGTGGAGCGATACTCGCGCTAGTATGATCGCTAGAACCGAGACAAGTCGAGCCGCTAACTTCGGAGCACGTATTGGATACCAGCAATCTAAGGTTGTAGAGAAATTAATGTACAGTGCCATCTTAGATGGTAACACTAGTGAGATCTGTTCATCACTCAACGGTAAGATCGTTGGGATAAACGAACACTTCCTCACCCAGGAAGAAGGATTCGTAGGAAGTAATGGTAAGCCAGTTAGCTTATCTTATAGTGACGGTGTGCAGGAGCCGCCAGCTCATCCTAATTGCAGGTCGACCATAATACCGATCATAGAGCAGAAGAATGAGGCAGGAGAACCTACTTATAAAGTAATGGTAGTAGAAGAATTAGAAAGTAAATGCTGCAAGGAGAACAATGAACAATAAAATGGAGCACATAGCCGCTGAGATCAAGTTTATGGATCAGAGTGATAGCGGAATCTCCAAGATCACCGGCTATGCAGCTGTCTTTGGTAACGAAGATAGCCACGGAGATATTATCGAGAAGGGTGCTTTCACTAACACCATTCAGAGTTTCTTGAGTAGAAAGGTTAACTTATACTCATCACACTCACTCGATGCAAGAGATATGCTTGGGACAGTGACTAAGATGCAAGAGGATGACTTCGGGTTGTACTTCGAAGCAGAGATATCAAGCGCCCCAAGCGCACAAGACTTAGCTATTAAAGCTAGAGAAGGTCACCTTAATGAGGTGTCCATTGGATTCTTTATCACAGATAAGGAGCTAATAAAAGATGCTCAAGGACGTCGTATTAGACACATAAAAGAAATCGAGTTAATCGAGATCTCCTTAGTGTCTAGAGCATCAAACCCCAAAGCCAGAACTTTGCTGGTAAAAGAGGAGACATATATGTCAGAAGAAAATAACAAAGAAGTAGAAATCAAGGAAGAAGTTAATGAGGTCGTTGAGACTGAAGTTAAGTCGGAAGTGGTTGAAACTGAAATTAAACAGGAGAAGGAAGCTCTAATGGAAGAGAAGAACTTTGAACTAATCGAGAAAATGGCAAAGCAGATTGCTGATATGGAAGCCGCACTTGCTGCTCCTGTAAAGAAGACACCTGCTGGTGTTGTAGAGAGAAAAGAAATTGAGTTTGAAATCAAGAATGAAGATGAATTAGACGCTTTCGTTGGACTAGTTAACGGTGACGTTAGCCCCCGCGAGTATAAGGCACTATCCTCTTCTGTTGATAAGAACGGAGGACTACTAGTACCTAAGCGTCTAGAAGAAAAGATCCTCGAAGAGAAAGACCGCCTACGTCGCGTTGAAGCACGTGTTGAGAAGATCCAAGTTGATGGACCTATCTCCTTAGTAGACTTTGACTTCAGTGAGACTCTAGGAGCTCATGATGAGGGAGATAATTTCACAGTCCAAGAAATAGAGAATGCCTATGGAAAGAGCTCGCTCGATCCTCAGGATTTCGGTGTGATGGTTAAAGTACCTCGTCGCCTTGAGCGAAGATCATTCGTAGCAATGGAAGGTTTCCTTGCACGTCGATATGCTAAGCAGTACATGAACCAGAAAGAAGATCATATTTTACTTGGTACCGGTGTTAAGCAGCCTGTAGGTATTGTTACCTTGCTGAATGACCTAGGTATTAATACAGTTACTGCTGCTAACCTAGCTGCTATTGACTATGATGATCTCGTAGATTGCACACTTAAGCTTGATGAAGAGTATCGTTCTAACGCTGTCTTTATCGTACATAAGGATGCACTCGGTCAGATTATGAAACTAAAAGATTCAAACAACATGCCTATCTGGAATCGTCCAGTAGCTGCTGGTAATCCATCTACACTTCTCGGATACCCAATCTTTGAGAGTAAGTCTCTTGAAGATGGTGCTGATAGTGGGGAAAGTCCAATCGTATTTGCTGATCTTAGCTTATACCTGATGGCTGAAGAGATTGGTTTCCGCGTAGAAGTTCTTCGTGAACTATACGCTGGTAGCGACCAGATCGGTCTTAAGATGAGTGCTTCGTATGACGGAATGCCTATCGATAAGAATGGTTTTGCACGTATCGACATCACATAATCAATGTCCTTAGGGACGAATAACATTGGGATCTCAATCCTTCGCCAATATGGTTGAAGGTAATGGTCCCTGAATTTAATTTAAAGGATATAAAATGAAAAGAGATTTACATAATCTAGTAAGTACACCAACTAAGTCACTAGATGTAATCGCAAGAACAGCTTCCGGTGACGGAGTATCTGCGGACCTTAAAGGGTTTCACAGCTGCCTAGTTATTATTGACGCTGACGCGTGGACCGATGGTACACACACACTTGTAGTTAATGAGTCAGATGATGACGTAACCTTTACAGCTGTTGCAGCTGCTGACCTCATCTTTGATGTAGCTGGCGCTATCAGCTCTACAGGTACAGTGGTTATTGACGGCGCTGCTGATGATGACCAAGCGTTTATCATTGGTTACTCTGGTGGATCTCAATACGTTCGTGTTGAGTCTACTGCGGCTGGAACTACAACAGGTGCCATTTACGGTGCTATGATTATTCCAGGTCATAAAGCAAAAGACGGTAAGCTTAACAGCTAATCGTGGTAAAGAATGATCGAGAAGGGCCTTTAACAGGCCTGTATTGAGCTTTCTACCTTGGGGTAGTATTTAGGTACTGCCTCACATAGAGACTTCAATAGAACGCCTTATAAGGGCTAATAGGGTTACTACGAGGAAATAATGGCAAAAGATAAGTATAAAGTATATGAAATAAAGAATGGTAAAGCAACTGAGAAGGTGCTTGTATCAAGCGATATAGCGTCTAAGGCTTATGTCCTAGAGCTATGTAAGGAATTCATGGCCGTATACTCTGGACCTACGGGACCACAAGGTAATCGTGGTGAACGTGGAGTGAAGGGAGAGCAGGGCATACAGGGCGCTAGAGGTATACAAGGTGAGAGAGGGATGAAGGGATCTATGGGTCCCCAAGGATTCCAAGGTAAGCAAGGGTACCGAGGTGAGCAAGGTGATCAAGGACCTAAAGGTGAGAAAGGTGAGAAGGGGCTATGGTTAGTTAATGCTGGAACACCTAGTGATGCATCTGGATCCAAGGGTGACGTATACCTAGATATAGAATCAATGAACATCTACCAGAAGCAAGATAGAGTCTGGTGGGTAATGGGAAACATTAAAGGAGCACCTGGCGCAAGCGGTGTATCTGTAGGAGGTGGCAGTGGATCTACAGCTTTACCTGATCTTAGTGACGTTACTATTACTAGCGTTGGAGATAATGAATTACTAGCATACGATACCACTAGCTCTAAGTGGATTAATCAGACCGCATCGGAAGCCGGCTTAGCTGCTGCTACACATACTCACTTAGAAGCAGATATAACAGACCTGGATAAATATACTCAGGCACAAATTACAACGTTCTTAGCTGGTAAAGCTGACACGTCACATATACATGCAACTACTGACATTACTAGTGGTACAATGGCTGATGCTCGTATAGCTCAATCCAATGTAACACAACACCAAGCAGCTATTGACCATGACTCACTGACTAACTTCGTGGCTAACGAACATATCGACTGGACTGCAGCTATAGTTGCATTCAGTACAACTGGTACAGTTGCTACGGGAGCACTGACCGTAACCGGAAACGTAGGTGTCACTGGTACCGTAGATGGTAGAGACATCGCAACTGATGGGACAAAATTAGATGGAATTGAAACTAGCGCAGATGTTACAGATTCTACGAATGTCGCCGCCTCCGGGGCGGTTATGGATGGGGACTTCTCAACGAATGGCCTTATGGTCCGCACGGCTGCTGCTACGTATAGTAATCGCACTATCACTGCTGGCAGTAGTAAGCTTTCTGTTAGTAACGGGGATGGTGTCGCAGGTAACCCATCACTTGATCTCGGGACCGTAAGTGTTACAGACTTATCGGATGCTGGAACCTTAGCAGGATTGAATGAAATAGCTCAGATAGCTGACATAGCCGATGTATTCGGCACTCCCTCCACTGGAACTATACTACAATACGACGCTACTTTCACTAGATGGAATATAGCAACACTAGCTGGAGCAGGTATATCTGAGACCGGACATACACATACTCTGTCAGATATCACTGATAGTGGTACTTTAGCGGCTCTCAGCAGCATAAACAACTCTAATTGGAGTGGTACTGACCTTGCGGTCTTAAATGGCGGTACAGGAGCTTCTACAGCGTCTGGGGCAAGGACTAACCTTGGATTAGCTATAGGTAGTGATGTTCAGGCATATGATGCTGATTTAAGTGCCCTAGGCGCTATAACTGGCAACAAAGGAGACATATTCGTACATAACGGGTCAACATGGGTAGATTTAGCAGCTGGAACTGATGATCATGTACTAACCGCGGATGCTGCAGAGGCTTCTGGCCTCAAGTGGGCTGCTGCTGCAGGTGGAGGATCAGGCGCTACAGCCCTACCAGACCTGTCAGATGTGACTATTACTACTGTTGCTAACGATGAAATACTACAATATACTGGTACAGTGTGGGAGAATCAGACTCTTGCTGAGGCAGGTATTGCTGCCACGGGACATACTCACACTCTATCAGACGTAACTGACTCTGGATCATTAGCTGCATTGAACGCTATTGCCAACTTGACTGACATTACTGATGTCTTTGGAACACCTAGTAATAACAATCTAATGATGTATAACAGTACATTCACAAGATATGAGTTCAGATCATTAGCTACAGCAGGTATACAGGCACAGGATGACGATCTAGACGCTATAGCGGCCATTACAGGCACTAAAGGAGACGTGCTGGTACATAACGGCACTGATTGGATTGATCTCGCGGTAGGGACTGATACACACGTTCTAACGGCTGATAGTGCTGAAGCTTCTGGAGTTAAGTGGGCAGCTGGAGGTGGAGGCGGTGGAGGAGCTACTGCATTGCCAGATTTAAGTGATGTAACCATTACTACAGTGGCTAATGATGAAGTACTACAGTATACTGGATCGGTATGGGAGAATCAAACACTTACAGAAGCTGGGATACAGGCAACCATACCTCTATTCTTTGCTACTAAGACTACAGCTCAGGGAACCACAGGCACATACGCTGACCTGACTACTTGGGTAGCGGCTACTAAGTCAGACACAGGGTATACATTTAACACCACTACAGGAGTTGTAACCATAGCTTCAGCTGGGTGGTACGAGATAAGCTTCAAGGTACAGGGTTCTGTAACAGCTACTCAGAACAGAGTGCAGTTAGAAGCTAAATTAATTAAGAATACATCAACAGCTGTTGCAGGTAGTGAGATAATCAACTACGTTGCGCGTAATGTAACTCAAGATACTGGAGGGATATTCAACACAGTACTCCATGAGTTCGCAGCTAGTGATACAGTTAAGATACAAGTTAGGGATATTGGTAAGGATATGAGTTTAGACGACTGTACCTTATATATTAAGAAAGTGGGGTAATATAATGGCAAAGAGAATTAGGCCTGATCTACCTGTAGGAATGGCTGGAATACCATTAGATATGAGCGTGGCTCTAGGGATGGTTAAGGATGCCTTCGTGGGAGATAGAGTAGGGGTAAACACATCAGTAGGTACTACTACTGAAGACGTATGGGATTACAGTGGGGGAGGTCAAAGGACCTTACTGACATCTGCTGAGACCATGAATATAGTAAGTACTGACGTTAATGACACTTCAGCGGGCACAGGAGCTAGGACGATCACGATAGTGGGGTTAGATGAGAACTATAATCGAATTACAGAGAACGTAACCTTAAATGGAACATCTAATGTACTTACTTCTAAGTCCTACCTAAGAGTTGGACGTATGTTAGTTATCTCAGCAGGATCTGGGCTTACTAACGCAGGAGAGATTACAGCGACCGCAAGCAGTAGTGGCGAGGTACAAGATGTGGTACCAGAGTTGGGAGGAATATCCAGCCAGTGCGCATTAACCGTGCCAGCCGATCACTTCATGATACTAACACTTATCAATATTGGTACTGGAAGGAATGATGAGATGGAGATAAGCTTAGTAGCTAACTTTCCACAACTTACCTTAACTCAAGTAGAAGCTATAACTCATATAATGTATGAAGGGAGCGAGTCTTTAGACTTCCAACATCATCAGTTCTTCCCTGAGAAGACTGACCTAGTCTTAAGGGCTAGGAGGACTGCAGGTACAAGCGCTAAAGTATCTGGAGGAATGCAGGGATTAATATTCCCCAATAGCTACCTTGGAGATAGTTTTACATTCTATTAATAGTAGTAAGGTAGTCCGACATAAGAATTAAATTAATAGGAGATAACAATGGCACTAAGTGACCAAGTACAAGCAGCTATAGAGAAGTTCTGCAACACTAAGTTCTCAGCCACAGCATTGACACAGAAGTTCGATGGAGGTCATGACGACATGATCGTTAAGATCGGTCCCATTATATCAGTGACCAGTGTTACTAACAACACAACAGCTGTTGCTGTTACAACTACTGCGTATGCAGCTGACCTAGAGATGGGTGCAGTGTATAGAGTAGATGGAAGTAAGTGGGATAAAGATAGACAGAAATGGACATTAGCATATAGTGGTGGCTATGCTGCCATACCGGACGACATACAGTTAGCAATCGACATGTGGGTAGACTATCTAACAACTAACGCCAGTGGAGCTGTAAAGAGCTACAAGACTGGAGATGATAGTGAGACATACTACGATATCGGAGATATGCCTCATCAAGTAAGAGCTTTGATAGCTCCATATAGAAGAATAGTATACTGGCACTAACCATTAAGATGATAGGACTACATTAACTATAATCCATATTAAGGAAATAGTCACGAATTATTTCCTTTACATTGAGGTCTTTAAGTACCTTACGTAGCTCCTCCAGACATAGGGATACTATGAACTGAGCAGCTAACACTTTAAATGTGAAGATACCGGGATTATCTATTAATAAATATGCCGCAACACTTGTTGCTGCGAAGCTAATATACAGGCGTTTTCTAAAATTGAAACCCATCGCTTACTCCTTTGTTGGTGTTTGCTTCTATCTTCATTATATGAAATAAAGAATTAAATGTAAAGGAATATTATGTGGCAAACAATATTATCTGCAGTAGCCGGGGCTGTCCCAGCCAAGCTAATAGATGCAGTATTGAAAGGAATAGTAACCTCCCAGTTCAGAAAGAACCTAAGAAGGGCTATTAGAGACGTCATAGAGGACGAGATGCACGAGGCCTTAACAGACCACGGGGTATCCGAGGAAGCGGCTACAGAGTACGTTAATAGACGTAAGGGAAGACTTAAGAAAGAGATCAGAGCACGCTTTGATGCAACACTACAGAGGTAGACATGGGTATAGCAAGTAGATTTAATAGTACAGCAGTACATAAGAGAAAGAGCAGATCCACTGATAGTCGTGGTGGTCAGACATTCACATTCGCAACTGAGACGACAGCACTGCCGTGCAGGGTCAGCATGAAAGGATCACTAGAACGTGAGAGAGCTGACAGAGAGGAAGGACTAGGGAATTACTTAGTATTCGTAGGACCATCCGCTACAGTTAAGGTACATGATACTTTAACAGTAGGAAGCCTTGTATATGAGGTAGTGGGGATAAGTAGACCTAGTAGAGGACTACATTTAGAATTAGACGCAGAGCTAGTAGAGCCAGGTGCATAAGACACCGTATGTATACTAAATACTACCGTATTCTATTTGATTAACTTATTATTGTTATTCTTTTATTGTGATTGGTGTTATGACTTACGGTCACGGGATACTTACGTATCACTTATGTTAGGTGTTTTTTAAAGTATATCCCATGAAAAGGACAAAGTCCGTGAAAATAAATTAAATAAGGAAGATTAGTGGCTAAAAGTAGAATAAATATAAAACTCAATATATCTAAGTTCACTGGTAAGCTGCTTAGAGAAGTGGAAAGAAGAATGGCCAGGGTGGCTACAGCGCTAGAAGCATATGTTAAATCTTCTATGACTGTGTCTAATATGAAAGGTAAGAACCCTTCTAAGCCCGGTAACGTTCCTAATGTTGGGCTAGGAACTTTGAGAAACAATATAACGAACTTAGTTATAGTAGAAGGAAAAGATGTAGTTGCTAAATATGGTGTGGCTAAAGGTCCAGCCTCAGATTACGCGTTAAGACTGGAGAAAGGATTTACAGGGAGGGATAAAAGAGGCAGAATATATGATCAAGCAGCTAGACCTTTTTTAAAACCAGCACTGTGGAAGAACAAAAGACTTATATTACAAATACTTAAGAGAGGTTAAGATGGCTATACCCGGTATTACACAACTTATTGACGCTATATTTACAGCGTTAAATGGCGACGCTACGTTAGTAGCTAGGCTTGCCTCATATGGGGGCGGCAATGCCATATTTAGTGGGAAGTTAGTTCCCGCAGACTCATCTTTACCTTTCGTTATAATAAGGCCTATATCAAGTATAGAGCCGTTCGGAGCTAAAGATTTTACAGGACTAAGCATAGGTATAGACATAGGGTGCTATACCGGAGAGCCTGAGTCCACCAAATTACTTGAACAAATTGTGCATGATGTCATTAGACTACTGCATGAGCAAGAATTGACATTATCATCCGATACTAATTTCATAGCGCAGCTCGTAGGCCTGACGTCCGCCGAGACTGACGATGAGATAGTTGGATCGATACTGTCGTTTAACTTCACCCTAATCTAGATTAATTGCTCTTAGGTGAGAGCACAGTTTTGCTACGGCAAAAAGGAGAATATAAATGGCATCAGCTGAAAAAGGCGATATCGTAAGATTTTACGTAGACGGAGCCACCGCAACGCCACTGGCGATTGCATCGGAAACAAGCGTAACATTAGACTACGATATCGACGAAATTGACACTACCGCTAAGGGCGATACCGCTCGAACTGGTATGGTGGGACACCACAAAATAACAGGATCTGTGGAAGGCCTGTACGTACATAGTGATGACGCTCAACAGAGACTTATCACACAGATAGAGGCTGGATCACAGATCACAGTGAGATATTACCGTAGTGGAGTAGAGTATAAGAATGGAACAGCGCAATTAACCAACCTGTCTTTAACATGGTCGGATAACGAGGCTGCCACTTATAGCGCAGCAATAGCATTTGATGGCGGACTAACCGCAGTATAATAGTTATATTGCCTCAGGAGGCCCTTTAATGGGCCCCTGTTGGCTTATATGCCGGTACCCATACATATGGTACCAACCAATTAGAATAAACCATTAGGGGAGCTTAAAATGGCGTTATCAGAAGTTAGATTTAAAATAGGTAAAGAGTCCTTTACTCTTAAAGCTACAAACAAAAGATTGTACGATGTTCTAGAAGATCTAGGATGCGACAATAAACTCCTATCATTGTTAGACATGATAGACAAATTAGATATGAATGCGATATTCACACTGTTTAAACACTTCAGTGGCGACGAACGTTCTGTAGAAGAGCTCATGGATCTAGACATTACGATCATGAAACTCGCTGAGCATGTGTCAAAGTCACTAACTATGGCGTTAGGTAACTCAAAAAAGTAGAGGCTAGCTCCGAGGAAAGTGACGGAAGGGTCGACTGGGAAGAGCTCTTGGAGCTAGCACTGGGGTATCTTGATCTAGTGCCATCTCAATTTTGGGATATGACCATTGGTGAGATCAACAATAAGTACCTAAGTATAAAGAAGGTTAAGTTTGAATCGTTTAGAGAACTTATGTCTTCTTCCTACTATGCAGGTCTATTTTCCAAGATAGATCACAAGAAGTATACTATAAGCAGATGGATGTTCGATCTGTTACCTGAGGAGGAACGGATTAAAGTTAAGAAACAAGAATTTATAGAGGCAAAGAAATTATGGGATTCAACGAATCACTAGGTAAGGCTACTGTAGAGGTTAGGGCCTCTACTAAAAAGTTAAAGTCTGACCTAAATACAGCTGTAGTCAGTACAAGATCCGCAGCAACTAGGATGAGATCCGCATTTAGCGGGTTCGCTGGCATGTTAGCTGGAGCCTTTGCTGTCACCGCTGTAACTCAGTTCGGGGTTAGTCTTGTCAAGGCTGCGGCAAACGCAGAAGAGATGAGAGCTAAGTTCGAGGTTGTGTTTGGATCTACCGCGAGATCAGTGGAGCAATGGGCAGGGACATTAGCAAATTCCATCGGAAGAAGTAAGCTACAGTTGATGGAGTACGCTTCCTCACTACAGGATACGTTTGTACCTATGGGATTCGCAAGGGAAAAAGCAGCAGCACTGGCAAAGCAGATGGTAGAGTTGTCTGAGGATGTTGCATCCTTTAGTAATAAACTCACTCCTGATGTGATGAGAGACTTCCAGAGTGCTTTGGTGGGAAATCATGAAACAGTTCGAAAGTATGGTATAGTTATTACCCAAGCTAGGCTAGATCAAGAGCTATTCAATATGGGAATTGAAGAAGGTGTAAAGGGAGCTACTGAGCAAGAGAAGACTATGGCTCGACTAAACCTAATCCTTGGGGATACTAAGGATGCTCACGGTGATGCCACCAGAACCTCCGAGTCATTCACTAACCAGATGAAGAAATTGAATGGTGAAATATTCGATATGAAGGCGCAGCTTGGTGAAAGGTTACTTCCACTACTAACAGAGATGATACCAGCGGTTAGAACATTCGTAAATGTGTTCGCAGAAGGTATCGCCCTATGGATAGAAGGATTCTTAAAGTTACAGCAGGTTATGGAATCCGTATGGAACTTCATGAATAGAGATATATCAGCGACTCCTTTTGGAAGAGCTATGCAAGGTGCCCAAAGTGGAACTCCTGGTCAAGGCGGATTCTTCGGAGCACTAGATAATTTTGAGAGTGGGGTGCCGCAGGTTGCCGCACCAGGTCAGCCAGTTACAGAGAAACAATTACAAGCATTTTCCAAAGAGCTTTCAGCTATTAAGGACGTTAACTTGGCCAGAGATAGGTTAAAGGAGATAGTTAGTGATAATAACGAACTTAGGCAGGAAGAAATAGATCAACTAGTTAGGGTTGCTTTAGAGGCTAGGAAGGTCACAGAAGAAGTTATACAGCAGGGAAATGAAGTACAGGCTAATACTGAGAAGTTTAAGAAGATGGGAGATGAGGCCGAACAGGCCATGGACAAGGCGGAAAAGAAATCCAAGACTACCACTACCAACATACAATCCCAATGGCAGGGGATGTTCCAGAGTATATTCTCTCAACTAGGAGGATCTATAGGAGGACCTTTCGGAGGCATAATAAGTTCTTTGGGAGGAATACTGTTTAGCGGATTAGGTGGCGGAGGAGAGTCAGGAGGTGGACTAGGATCCTTATTCGGAGGCGGCGAAGGCGGAGGAGGACTAGGATCCTTATTCGGAGGATTGTTTGCAGAGGGAGGAAGACCTCCCCTCGGTAAAGTATCTGTAGTGGGTGAGAAAGGACCGGAACTCTTTGTGCCGGACGGAGCTGGAACTATTATACCTAATGGAGCAGGTGGAGGCGGTATGACTGTCAACATCAACCAAAACTTCGCACTTGGAGTACAGGATACAGTGAGAGCTGAAGTGATGAACATGAGAGATGTATTTAAGAGAGACGCCGTAGATGCGGTAAGTGAAGCTGTAAGCCGTGGCGGAACAGTAGCTAGAACAATAAGGGGACAATAATGCCTATATCATATCCACTATCAACACCAAGCACGCCTAAGCCTATACGATCTAGGTTAGCTGCCAGGTCTGTGGTATCAGAATCTATATCTCCATTCACAGGTACGTCCAAACTATATGGATGGTCAGGCCAGTGGTGGGAACTAGAGTTTACACTGCCTACAATGACTAGGGAGGAGGCCGAAGACTGGTTATCGTTCCTACTAAAGTTAAATGGTAAAGAAGGTACATTCCTTGCTGGAGACTTTGATGCTGAGACTCCAAGAGGGGTAGCTACAGGTACGCCACTAGTAGATGGAGCATCTCAGACAGGTAACTCTTTAGCTACTAAGGGCTGGACTGTCAGCACTACAGGTATAATGAAAGCTGGAGACTATATACAGCTAGGAACTGGATCCACATCTAGAATGTATAAGGTTCTAGAGGATGTCAACAGTGATGTTACAGGTGACGCTACCTTAACTCTGTGGCCAAGCTTAAGATCTTCTCCAGCAGATAATGACGCAATAACTACTCAATCATGTAAGACTCAGTTCCGGCTATCCGCTAACAGCGTTTCATGGAGCACCAACTCACTCATGCATTACAGTATTACTATCGTAGCAAGAGAGGCTTTATAATGGCTAGCAGAGACTTAACCTCGGCAATGGCAAGCGCCATTCCTGAGCAACTAATTCAAGTAGCGCTATTAGCTGATATGGAGTTTGATTCCGGAACAGTATACGCATGGACAGGTATAGGGGATTTATCTTATAACTCTCAAACATACCAGGGTGTAGGGCATTTCGGAAGCATATCCCCTGTATCTGAGAGTACAGACTTAACTGCTAACGGAGTTACGTTGACACTATCTGGAGTACCTAGCGCACTACTATCAGCAGTACTAGGATCAGTCACACATAACAACGAGGTAACTCTTAGGTTAGCGTTGATTGACAGTAATGGCGCACTAGTTGTAGATCCATATATATTATTTAAAGGGTTGATGGATATACCTTCCATAAGTGATACAGGTGAGACGTCTATCATACAGATACAGGTAGAGAATAGGTTAATCGATCTACAGAGAAAGAGGGAGATAAGGTACACTAACGAGGCTCAGTTGGCCCTATATACTGGGGATGTTGGTCTTGAGTATGTGGCCAGCCTACAAGATAAAGAAATTAACTGGGGGAAGTCGGATGGCTAAAAGAGAAGACTGGTTAGAGAAACTATATGACGAGATTAAGAAGTACCAGGAGTCAGAGTTCAAGTGGGGTAAGTTTGATTGCTGCATGTTCACAGCTGACTGCATACGAGCTATGACTGACATCGACTACGGAGCATCCTTTAGAGGCAAGTACAGATCCAAAGGTGGAGCATTTAAACAGTTGCTTAAGCAGACAGGTACCGATGATCTAGACCAAGCAATATCTATTATCATGAAAGGTATTAAAGGTATTAAGCGAATAGATCCAGCATTCATGCAGAAAGGGGATCTGGCTATAGTAAAACTACCTGAAGTTGGGAACAGTTTCGGAGTAGTGATGAATGGGGCAGTGCTATTCCCTAACGAGAATGGCGGGCTATATAAAATTAAGATAACACCGACTAAGGTGTGGAGGATAGATTAATGGCAGCAGTAGTAGGAATAGTTGCGAAAGCAGTACTAGGTAAAGCTTTTGTATCTAGCATCATAGGTAAATTGGTGGTAGGTATACTAGGCAGCATTGTGTCTAGCTTTGTTAAGTCAGCTTTCGAAAGTAAGCCCGGTGCTGGTGGTCTCCAGAATCAAGGTAGAACGGACATGATCCGTCAACCAATAACTCCGAGAAGGGTATTGTATGGAGATGTCAAAGTCTCAGGACCACTTGTGTTCGTGCACACTACAGATAGTAATAACCTACTACACCTAATAATCGCCCTAGGACATAATCAATCTAATAGTATAACAACAGTATGGTTTGACGACGAAGAGATTACATATAACTCATCAACAGGTGTTGTTACCGACCCTTCCAAATTTGTAGACCATGCATGGGTGTACCCTCATCTAGGATCTCCCACACAAACAGTGGACGCATCTTTAGCTAGTCACGCTGGAGATAAGTGGACATCTAATCACAGACTTAGAGGTGTTACGTATCTTTATGTAAGACTCAAGTGGAGTAATGACGTATACCCTAATGGTATCCCTAACATCTCTGCCCAGCTACAAGGTAATAATCAAGTACTAGACACTAGAACTGCGGGAACAGGGTTCAGTAGAAACCCAGCCCTATGTATACGTGATTACCTAGTTAATACAGAGTACGGACTATCGGTACCATCTACTGAAATAGATGAGACCTCATTCAACGCAGCAGCTAATGTATGTGAAGAGACAGTATCTCTTAAGGGTGGAGGCAACGAGTTCAGGTACCAGTTAAATGGTGTGGTGGATCTAAAGAATACTCCTGATAAGATACTTGGTGAGATGCTTACAACTATGCAAGGCATACTGACATACGAGAATGGTAAGTTCAAGATATTCGCAGGAGAGTATAGAACACCTACTCAGACAATTACATTAGATGACATAGTTGGACCTATCTCTGTGCAGACGAGAATCGGTGCGAAGTCACTGTATAATGGAGTTAGAGGTACTTACATTAGTCCTGATAACGATTGGCAGCCTTCAGACTTTCCAGCTGTACAGGATGCTACGCTAGTGACAGAAGACGGTGGAGAGGAGAAATGGTTGGATATCGAGATGCCATTCACTACATCTACCGCTACATGTCAACGCATAGCTAAGATACTATTAAGTAGGAACAGAGAGCAGATCGTAGTGAGCCTACAGTGTAATCTAGACCTGATGCCAGTAACTGCTGGAGATGTTGTTAACCTAACTATAGATAGATATGGTTGGAGTGCTAAGACCTTCGAGGTTAAAGAGTGGCATTTTGATATTACAAACTCAGAGGGTGGAGACCCACTACCTATTATATCACTAACACTACATGAAATAGCATCATCTAACTTTAACTGGACAGCTGCTGACGACGAGATAGAGGTGGAGACAGATAAAGATACACTACTACCAGACCCATTTACTATAGCGGCTCCTACAAATCTGACCGCTGTGTCAGGGACAAATCAACTTATTATAAACGACTCTGGAGATATAGTATCTAGAGTTAAGCTAAGCTGGACAGCTTCGACCAATGCCTTCGTCTTAGATGGTGGAGGGGTTGAAGTACAGTATAAGAGAACTACGGCGTCCACTTGGGATACCGTAGCACTACTGGACCCAGCAAGTAATGAGTTCCACGTGGCTCCTGTTAAGGAGAACGTGGACTATGACTTAAGAGTTAGGTTCGTTAACTATATTGGAGCTAGAAGTGACTGGACTCAGGTATCAGCTCACACGGTTATAGGTAAGACGGAACTACCTCCTAATGTATCAACATTTACAGTAACCACTAACCAGTTTACAGTTCTATTCAAGTGGTCGGAAGTTACTATACCAGACCTAGCAGGATACGAGATAAGGTACGGAGCACAGGGAACTAACTGGGCTAACGCCACACCCTTAACTCAGAGTGCTAAAGGTACTGAGAGTACGACGGTAAGTGTTCCCCCAGGAACATGGTCCTTCTTAATCAAGGCAGTAGATACTACAGGTAACTATAGTGCAGGTGCCGCGGTTTTTGGTCCATTGACCCTTACTAACGCTAACTCTGTGTTACAGGCCGTAGCTGACGGAGAGTTCCCAGGTACACTAGAGAACTTCTACAAGCACTACAGCAACCAGCTTGTACCTGAAGATAAGGCACTAGCGACAGGTAATACGCAAGACGTATTCGATATATCTGTTCAATCACCTCAAGAGACATGTACTTACACTTCATCAGAGATAGACCTAGGGTCTGATCAATCTGTTAGAATATGGGGAGATATAGTTAGTGAGTTGATGCCAGGAGAAACTACAGGTATTGCTGACCCTAAGTTCCAGATATCTTATAGAGTAGCTGCTGATTCGTCAGCCCTAGCTAGTATATCAGATCAGAACCTCATTAGTGAGTCTGGATCATATACAGGATGTCAGATAACCTATGATAACCAGGTAACACCAACAGACGCCACAGGTGCAACTGCTAACGATCAGTCTGTCTTTGACACCTTTGTTCAGTCCCACCCAGTAGAGAGCATATATGAGGCTGTGGAGATAGATCTAGGTGCAGATACCAATATAAACCTAAGTCCACAGGTCAATGCTATATCTGGTCCAGGAGAATCTGGAACAATCAACTACTGTTTAGAGATTGATTACAGAACATCTGCAGGATCCTACGATGGATTTGAGTCATTCACAGGCGGTACAGTTAACGCTAGGTATATAAAGCTTAGAGTACAGTGGCCTAACTCCACTGGAACAGTAGGTAAGTTAACAGCCTTTAGAATACAGGCAGATAATTGGCAGGAATGGTCAATTGGAACGGTAACAGCGAGATATATTCAAGCTCGTGTGGTGTTAGACACTACAGTGGGAGTCGCTAAGATAACTGACTTCAATTGGACCGTTGACCAAGAATAGTATTTAAAGCCCCTCTAAGCGTCTAACGTGGTGAGGGGAGTATACAACCATAGGGCTAACCTAGTTAAGCCAATACAGAGCCTCTAAAGGGCCTTAGAATTAAAAGTAAAGTAAATATATAAGGGGAAATATGTCAAATCCAGCATTTACAGCACCAAACTATGCTAACCAAGTAGGTACAACCTACAAAGGTAATATAGATAATGCCATCGCATCAGCGCCATGGTACGTTAACCTAGGAGTTACATACTCTGCAGGTACAATTACACTCCACGGAGCGGACGGCACAGCACTGTCATCCACCAACCCAGGATTCGTTAAGTTTCAATCAAAAGCTAATCCAGGGCAGTTAATATCCGTAAGCCTAGAAGCTAACAAAACATTCATCGATGATGCAGGTGCAAGTGAGATCGTAGGGAACCTATTTGGAACCACTACATCTGTAGCTTGGGCAGACGCAATGCCATTCTTTATATATGGTGTTATGCATGATGATGCTAATGCGGTAGAGATAATGATCTCAAGAAACCCAGCAGCTAAGGTTGCGCCAGCAGTAGCTAATATTGGAGCACCTGATGATGCAGTAGCAGACACAGAAGATGCCTTCTTTAGTTTTGAGAATATAGATGAGACTAAGTATGATGCTAACCCATGTACTTTACTAGGGTCTATTAGAATGGTTAAGTCTGCGTCAGATGACTGGACTATTCAAACTATTGATAACACAGATGGTATCGGTCAATTCCAGCAGGGTAAGAAGTTTAACATGCCAGCAGGTCAGAACGGATCAGCTAGTGGTACATTCTTCCAAGCAACAGCTGGAACAGAGCCTCAGTTTACTACTAACAATATGATCTATTCCATTGGATTAGACGGTATCGTAGACTTTACTTTCGATGGAGGTAACGTAAATGTAACAGGTTCAGGAGCACAGGAGCTTCAACCTACGCTGCCTTACACGTCCATAGATACAGTAGACGGGGTATACGCTCAATGGTTTGATAATGGAACATCTAGCCTAAACGCTAGGGGTGGAAGAATAGACGCTACTAACTCCTACGTACACCAACTATACTACGTGGCAGGAGGCACTGCAGCAGATCAGGTAGGTAATATTAACACAAGCGATAGCTACTCATTAACTGTGAGATATAGAGCATTTAATAATGGATAATAATATGGACGAAAACACACTGTACTACGGCCTAGGTGCCGCTTACCTAGTGGTTGAGGTAGTGAAATATCTACTGAAGTTCATGAAGAAGCAGGACTCGAATGGTCCACACGAGATTATAAAAACACTCAGGAGGAATCAGGAAATGATTCATGACATCAAGGAATCGTTCGATAGAATGGAACCGAATCAACTAGAGACGCTAAAACTATTGTTTAGAATAACAAGTAATATGGAAGCACAAGCGAAGTCTGAAGAAAGGATTGTAAAGATCCTGGACAAGATAGTAGATAAACTAAATCGATAACGACGGAGTGGCCCCTTTCAGCTCCCCCTAATTGGGGCCACCCACTTTTACTAGCGCATTTCTCTGATCTTGCAGTACAGCTTATCTCGACGGTAGGACATTGCATCCTCAGATATATCTAGAGACTTAGCTGCATCTCTTAGTGTTTCATTGCTCATTATCGCTATTAGGATTAGATTCTCATCAGCACTTAGTTGGTCCATTATACTGTCCAACTCAAGCTTAGCTGTGTCCCGAGCTTCTTGCCTTAAATCTTCTAGGTACTCAGGACATTCAATCGTAGCCACATTCCGTGGATTACGGTAATACCTATCAACATGTTTAAAAGTCATCATCTTTACGAAGGATGCGGTTACGTAGTCTTTGTCGTAGATCTCTAATAGAACCTCTTGTACTATATCATCGTGTGTCGTTCTAGGGACCCCTACAAATCTTTTCCACAAGAGGTATTGTATGTACCTAGTCCAAGATTTAAGGTCCTTACTGTTCTCAGACATATCCTTATCACCTACCTTTAATGTTATAATATTCATCTCAAATCCTCTGGGAAGTTATCTTCCTCATACCACTCAAAATTATTTAACGTAGCCCACTCCCCGTGAGTAAGCTTAGTCCCGTCCTTCCTCTTCTTAGCAAAAGGCATAGGGGTATCGGCCTTATAGAAAAGGAAAATAAATATATCCTCCTCTAGTTCAATTGCATCTCGAATGTATTTGTACTTTCTAGCTTCGTCCCTATCGCGAAATCTTCCTTTAGCTTCGACATAAACCTTAACTTTACACATATCAACCTGACATAGCGCACGTACTTCTCGCACAAAATCTGGTTCATACGTCTTAGGGATACTATATTTAAGGTTATGTTCTTTATTATGATGCTGGAAGGACTCCATTAGCCCCTCCATTAGTTTACCTTCCCACTTACTATCCGCCTTCTTGTTTCCAAAATATCTTTTCCTCATGTCTTAATTACCTCATCAGCTAAACCATATTTCTTCATCTCACGTGCAGTTAAGTAAACATCACTCTCCTTTAACAATGTCTTCTTTACCTCATCTCTGGTCAACTTACTATGCTTCACATAGTGGTCTTCCATATACTTACCTGTCAGCTTAAATGCCGTGCTAGATGCCTCTAACTCATGGTGCTTACCGCTAGATCCCCAGCTGAACTGGTGTGACATAGATAAACAGTTATCATAGATCACACGATGGTCACCTGCCATGAAGAACACTAGACCGCATGATGATATAGAGCCCATGGCTGTGATCTTAAACTTATGCTGACTTGCCGACATTACATTTAACATAGAGAAGCAGGAGTCTAAGATACCTCCAGGTGAGTTTATATACACCTCTAATGTTCTTGCTGCAAGATCTTCCTTAGAGTGCACCCAAGATACGAAGTCGAGTGCCATATCCTCGTCGAACTGATCGAACACGTAGAACTTATTATTATTTGTTGGTTTCATTTAATCCCCCTAGTCTAGGTTAATTGCTTCAATACTACTTCCTACCATTGGGTCAGAATAGTAGTTCTCTCGGTATCCCGGTATCTGCATCTCTCGCACTCTAGCATCCGCTTCCTTGCGAGTGTAGTACTTCTCTGCAGTTAGGCCCTCCTCGGTCTTTAGTCTATAGTAGACTGTATACACGTTCACATACCTTATCATACCTTTACCCATAGATCTTACCTCCGAAACTAAACTTACCGTTTATGATCCTAGGGTTGTATATTGTACTGGAGCCGTCATATCTATACTCCACAATACCTACAGCAGTAACCCAGTTAGTGGATTGACCATTAAGGAATATACATTTAGACTCGTCTCTCTGAGTACCTAGACTTATTCCCTGGTTAATTCCTCTAGCCGTTATTTGCGTGTATAGCTGCTGAGTCTCTGTATGTCCGTACAATACAGTCTTCTGTACCACGTCCACATGCTTCTTTCCATGGTGTGTACCAGTATATGTGCCGTGTGTGTATATGTTATCTCCTATTTCTAAGCCCTCATTGTACTCAAATACTTCATATCCAGCATCCTCAAGACCTGAAATATTGGCAAAATGAATATCCATACCGGACTCCTTTAAGAACTTCCGCAGCCCTGGCGCCTGCTGAGAGATATGTCTCTTATACCACAGCTCATGGTTACCTAAAGTAATGGCCTTATATATAAGCTGATCACCGCAGGTATCTGCTATATGCTCGAGCATCTCTAGGCCTCCTTCTAACTCTTCCCTAAGTAGGCAGAAGTTAGCATTACCTTCCCAGTGACTCATTGAGCCCATCTCCCACCAGTCTCCAATTGATAGAAGTGCATGTGGGGCGTAGTCCTTAGCGAACTGTAAGGTAGCCTTATGGGTCTTCTTACAATGATCAGGGAAATGCTTATCCGGTATAACTATGACTTTAAGTACGTCATCCTTACCTAATCCAGCAGCGTCAAACAACTTCTTGACCCTTAGTTTATGTATATCCATTTAAATATCGTCCCATTGTTCTTGTGTTATAGGATACCATACCTCAGTATCCCTCTTGTTCCTAAGCTTCACTAAGTTGTATTGCTCAATGAAGTACAGATAACTTTGACTATTACGTATGTAATGCTCAGCTACCGCGATTGGATAGTCCCTCTCTTCGAAACCATTTAAGGCTCTAGAAGCTTTCACTGGTCCGTATCCTCTCAGGCCCGGTATATTGTCTACCGAGTCCCCGGTCAGAACCTGCGCCCATAGATTGAACAAGGCCTCCTCCTCTGTTAAGGTTACCATCGTCTCCTTGTTGTAGTTGTAGAATGTTAGAGGGTACTGTAATAAGTCCTTATCTATGTAAGCGACAATGACCTTATCAATCCCTATCTCATATGCCCTAATCAGACACATGTCCTCAGACTCATACTTAGTCTGCACCTTGGCGTGGTAGATATTCAGTAAATGTTCCCTAGCGCTTAGCAGGTTAGGCGGCAACTTACCTCCCTTCCTGTTACCCTTATAGCTCTTAGTCTCGGCTATATATCCTCTGAATATATTCTTATCTCCTCTCCACTCCTCTAAGTATAGTTCGTACTTATTAGTACCGCAGTTAGTTAGGATTCTACCTATTTGTTTGTTTACTGAGACCTGAGCCTCCTCAACACTTGTGGCGTATCCTGCCTTGTATGCAATACTGTCTCCATCTATAAGAACTACCTTAGATGACGTCATTGTCTAGGTCCTTTGCAGTGATCTCAGTAGTCTGCTTGCTATCGTCCAGCTGCTTAAGAACTTTCTCGATTACTGAACCTGAGTAATTAATAGCGTTCTGAATAAGTTTCAACATCCCATTACCTAGCTCACCAAGAACCTTAGGATCTGGATCATCAAAGTCTAGGAAGTAACTATCAGTTACAACTTCCGGCACAGTGCTGGCTGCCCTATCTGATAGACCACTAAAGTCCGCAATATTGCTATAAACATTATCCCCACTCTTCTTATTTTTAATGGTTAACGATAATGCCTTACCTAGGAAGTCTTTAAACTCCAGGTTCTCAGGATCCAGTTTTGCAGCTAGAGCCAACTTAGTTAGCTTAGATTTCTCTCCGCCAACAATATTAACCCTCATAAATGCCATAGCAGGCTTTAGTTCCCCCTTAATATCCACCTCATCATCGGCCATCTCAAACATGATCATCATTTGAGGCGTAGGCTTAGAGTCAGTAAACCTAGGATTAGCGGGCTGAACGCCCAGCTGAATAATCCTAACAACTCTTGCCTCCTGCACACCCTCTGTTAGTGGTTTGTTTACGATCTTAGGGCCACCTTCCCCACTTAGTAGATTAATTTTAGCTACCATCTTTATTCTCCTTCATTTATTAAAAATATTCTCTTGGCACTACCACTATTTTATAGGAGATCCTCTCACCCATAGCCATAGTTCCATTACTACTTAACCATCTCTGCATACTTTCACCCACCATCCTACCTAGAACATTAGATATAGCGTCTAATCCGTCTGCATCTAGGTTCTCCGGGATCTTAATAGTCTTCTCAAAGCTCTGGGTGATCTCGAAGTCATCATCTAAATTCAACTTATTCTCCTGTCTTATTGTTTTTAACTAATTCTTCAATCTCTTCTCTCCCTATTGTCTCTATATTCCTTGAGACTAATTCCTCTATGAGGTGGTGAGATGCTATCTTAACTAATAACTTACGAGGCTCTCTAACAACTAATCTATGTTCTCCTGAGCCGTTGGCCATCTTATTTATACTTATTCCACACCTATAAGCCTCCCTTTCCATAGAAGTTATCTTACTTAAACACCTCTTGAAGTAATTAAATTTATATTTTATCCAAAACCACATCTAGTCACCCTACTTAAAATAAATTAATGCTGCATATACAAATACTCCACCTATTAATGTGGAGACCGATAGTCCCATTGCTGTTAATGTACCTTGAATTAATTGTTCTATCATTCTTCTCTCCTATTTATATTTAACAATTCTTCTCCCCTACTTTGCCTCACTCCAGTTTTTACCTACACCTATTTCAGATAGACTAGGTATTTCTAACTTAACTGCATTCTCCATGCACTTCTTTACTATCTCAGCCTGCCAAGGGGTTCCACTGAAATTAACTTCGTCGTGTACCACAATAGAAGGTATAATTCCATAATCATTATACATCATAAGTATTGATAGAGCTGTTTGATCTGCTGCACTACCTTGGACTAGTTTGTTAAGTGCCTTATAATCAGCTCCATCACTCTTAGATACTCTACCTCCTATTGTTTTGATCTTACCGTTGGTTCTCATTTTGTATTTACAAAAAGCATCTAGTTCCGATAGGAATGGACTACCTGTATCAAAGGCTGTAGCTAGTTCTTTGGCTTTATCATCTGTTATCTTTAGGGATATGGCTAATTTACTTAGTCCCATACCGTAAGCTTTCCCTAAGGCAATTGCTTTAGTATCTGTACGACTAATACCGACTCCAGTGGTATTATTAATAATATCCATGTTATATGTATGACTATCTAGTGCTGGGTTATCAATATATGCCTGCTGCAGCGCTAACACACTAGGTACGTCGTATGTTCTGAATGTCTTCTCTGATTTCCATCCTTTAATCTTGTTGTCGTATACTTCCTTCTTGAACTTCACTTTATTCTCTTGACATAATATACCATAATGAACCATGATTCGAGGCTCTTGGGCTGAGAAGTCTAGACTGTACCAGTCCTCCCCCTCATCAGCAATGAATATAGATCTCATCATAGGACCAATAACAGGATCTCTAGATGGAATCTGTGCAAGGTTAGGTGTCTTGTGACTGAATCTACCTGTTCTAGCAGCACCGAAGAGCCTCATTTGTCCATGTATTCTTCCGTCATGTTGAAACTTGAAGATGTTTTCAATGAATTCATTTCGTGCTTTACCGTACTTACGAATACCTAGAATGATTTCGTATATATCATGTGTGCCAACCAGTGGTTCGAGAGTATCCTTCTTGAATGAGGGTGTCAGTTCACCCTTAGCCTTGCTCATGGCCATAGGTAGTGGTATCTTAAGCTCAGTGAAAGCCTTTGTAAGTTGCTTGTTGCTATTGATATTAAGCCCTGGATAGATATTCTCTAGGCGTTCCCTCAATGTCTCTAATAGCTTGTCTAGTTGATCGCCAGATGCCTTAGCTGCTTCAAGATCTACTTTAACACCCTTATGTCTCATCTCAATCAAAACCTTGTGGACTGAAGAGAAGGTGTTGTAATGATTCATATCTAATACATCCATGAAGTGTTGGTCAAGTTCATATGTAAGGTCTACGTCGTTCTTACAGTACTCTTCGATGATATCTGGATCTTCTACCTGTATGATGTCTAAGCGCCCCATAGCTAGTTTAGTTGCTTTTGCTAGTACCTTCTTCTCAGTCTTAGCCATATATTCAAGGTCTTCCTTAGTTGGTTCTTCAAGTGCTTTCATTTTGTCATACTTCTTTGGATAGGATATCACCACATCACCTAGAACAATACCCTGTTCAAGTACTAGTCTACCGAAGCGGCTGGTATCCTTATGCTTCTTAAGTAATTTCTTACCTAATATATCTAGGCTATGACTCATGCGGGAGTTATCTTCGAGCATTGAGGCAGTCATGGTACAGTATATCTCCTTATCCTTGAAGTCTACTCCTAGGAACTTAGCAATACCGAGTTCGTAACTTATGTTATGTGCTACCCAAACCTGTGATTCTGTTAACAATTGTACCATTTCATTGATATCAGTAGTGTATTTTGTAGGACTACTATCTATCTTGTACCCCATGCCTATGATCTCAATGTTTCCCCAGGGGTATCCGGATCCTGCCTCCATCAACTCAGGATCATATGTCTCAAAGTCAAACACTATTTTCATATTATCTCCCATGGATTTCATCTAATTCGTGAGGACAAAGATCTATTACAAACTTATCCCCTTTATACCTAGTACTAGTCTCGTACTCTCCGTCTGAGGACCTATAATTACCGTAAGTAATCCTCCTAGGTATCATCATACCTAGAACTATAGGCATTAGAGATTGCCGAATCTCCACTGATTCAAGTAAGAAAGTTATCTGTACCTTAGGTTCATCGCACTCATGTTCCTGGACACACGAAATAACTACAAAAACCAACATTAGTGTCAATATCATCTTAACCATTATCCTCTACCTCCGTATTATATATTACCAGCATAGCTGTCTGAACTGCCTCAATAATGTCACCTACCTTAGCCATCTGCTTCTTAGGTATCTTAGAGAATGTGAACCGAATATCCTTCCCCATATCTACCATAGTTATTGTTGGACGCTTTAGGTATTTCTTAAGCTTCCTATTCATCTTAGGAGATGACTCTATCACAGCCTGGAATGCTGATACGAATACCTTAGCTACAGGATCCATCCTCATAAGTTTCTCCTTCTTATTCATAGTACATTATCTCCTTCCATTACTCCTTCTTCCATCCACCCTGTAGTGTAGTTATACACTAACAGATTACCTTTACCTAGTCTGCCGGATAGTCTGTTTTTAAGTACGTGATAAGTTGTAACACTAGGATCGGTACGCTGATCACGAGCAATACTGATGACTGCATCAGAATACTGCTTAATCGCAGCAGCCCCGTACAGACTGTCGAGCCCAGGAACAGCTCCTTCTTCATAAGATCTAGCATCATCTCCCCTCTTTCTTAAGTGACTAATCATAATTATAGCACAGTCCAACTCCTGTGTCAAGTTCTTTAATTTAGCTACCAGCCTAGCTGTCTGCTCTACCTTAGACCCCTTACCGTCACCGTACATATCCGTTAGTGCTGTTAGGTGGTCCAAAAATATATACCTACATCCCTGTCCATTAACCATGAATCTGATCTTGCGGATCATGGCATCATCATTTAGTGCTCCGAATGCCTGTTCGAAGATGAACCTATCGTCCCCAAACAACGTGGTCCACGCTCTAAGCTCTTCCTCTTCACTAACTACTGACTCCTCTATATGTATCCTCTTATTTAAGTATAGGCCCATAAGCATTCCAATAGAATCACATAAAGGTTCCTCTAATGCAATCACCCCTATATTGTCGTCTGTCTTTCTCCACAAATTAAGTTGTAATATCTTAAACAATGTAGATTTACCTACACCAGTACCAGCACCTACTGTATATAGTCCTCCTATTCGAATACCTCCTAGGATTTTATCAAGACCCCATTCGGTTGGCAGAGGTACACTTTGGTAATTGTTCCTATTCTTCCATGCATCCCAAGTAGATGATGATGTCACTAGTCCGTCAGGTGTAATCTTCTCTGCCTGCCAGATCGCGTTGTATAGTTCGGTAAACTTCCCTGGAGAGGAGGTACACATTGCACTTGCATCTTTCTCACTGAACCTAGCTACATGGCCCTTACCTGGTTCTAGTAATGAGGCGCACTCCTTAGCTATGGCCAATGCATCCTCCTCCTGATCGAATGCAAATACTACTTTGTCGAAAGACTCAACCCATTCCAAGTGCTTCTTAATCGTCTTCACGGCGTTATTGATTCCAGTAGGTATGCTCACTGTAGGGTATCCAGTCTTCTTAGGACTCTTATACGCACATATTCTATATGTTGCTAGAGCATCTTCCTCTCCCTCCGTAATAATTAGTAGTCTTCCACCTGATGCGAACTTGCTCTGGCCGAACATGTCGCAGTCACGCGTATCTCCCACAGCACCGAAGTCCTTAGGGAGTATTCTCTTCTTATAGCCTGTCCTCTTTCCACTCTTAGTTACCGGGTAGTACCTTGCTATCTCCTTACCATCAACTACTTCTGACTTAACCCCATAGAAACTAGTAACATCCTGCTTGATGTTCCTATCAAGTAGTGTTATAGACGGCATTTGTTCAATATTATCTGTTGGTTTCAATGTCTGTACCTCTATAGTATCGTGTTCGTCGTGTGAAGAACTAAGGCTCCCCCCACTATCGCACCGACTATAAAAGCCGCAGCTAAAGCAAGTCCCATCATAACTACCATCCTCTTGTTTATATATTGCAAAATTATCGCCCTTCCTATCTCGCCCTTCGGACGTACACTTCGGGCACTCCTTCTTACGGACGAATAGTCCGGATTCCTGCTTAAACTTATTCATGTTTATCCTTACCTGTGTGACACCCACCTACCATCCATGCCCCTACTATCATAGCTAGACCTAGGTATATTAGAACCATCATGGTCTTTACTGAGAACGATACTACTATTACTGTTGGCATACATTACCCTCCTTTTTGTACCTCTTTAACGGGGCATTCCCGTATAGATCTTTAATCTCATCTAGAAGAGCTACAGTCCTATTCAAGTCCTCAATAGCCTGACCCTTCTTACCGCTCAATGAACATAAAGTTAATTCTATATACTCACCTAACTTACGTTTACACATACCTAAATCTCTCCTACTTCTTTAACTTCCTCAACTTAGCTTCTTGCTTCCTAATCTCAGCTCTTAACTTAGTTAATGTTGTGAACTCACGGAGGACATCTTTGTAGTCATAGATCGCTGCTTCCATACGGTTACCATAGATCTGTATCTCCTCCACTAAACTCATTATAACAGACTTCCTATTATCTGTCAACTTCTGGTTATCAAATGTATTCAGGTAGTCCCTAATCTCCTGGAGACATGAACATATTACTCTGTTCTTTACACTTATATTGAAGTCTTCCATAAACTCTTCCAGGCTCGACCCTTTGGTATCTTTACTCATACTAGTCCTCCGTCTCATCTGTGAATTCATATCCTGCTAACTTAGACTTCTTGAAAACCTCGCCAACGTACCTATCATCAACTAGGGTGCCGTCCTCCGCTAGCTGAGCTATAAATGCTGCGTTAGCTAGGACATGGGCTATATGGGGCAATCCAGACTCTTCGTCGTTGTTCTCTCCCCGCTTGATGGCCAGAAGATGTCGCTCTAGACTATTCATGATACTAAGCAAGCTGAAGTTAGGTCCGGCCTTACGCCAGTTAAAATCCCCATACTTGTTAGCGCCGAAGTCTAGTGCTTTAGCCAACAACTCTTGCGAAGCTGGAGGTATAAAGGCTAGCCGAGGCTTTCCATTATTAGATCTCTTACCGCCCATTATCCTATCTCCCCCAGTTCAATTAGAACTCCCAGAGCCACATCATCAAACTCTTCTGAGTCGAGGAATGGGAACATATTATCTATAGTGTCAAATACATCTTTATAGTTTACTTTAATATCTGCATCAAAGTTAGACATAAGTGTTTCGAACTGCTGCCCGGTGAGAGGGAATACCTTTAACCTACTATTCATACCAATTCTCCATATTACTTTTTATTAAACCCTACCTGCTTAGGTGCCTGTAGACTTCTCCCGAACTCCTTGGCCACCTCCCTAACCATGGCTGGTGTAACATTGCTTCCTTTATTACGACTACCAGACTCATCGAGAAGATCTATCTCTACGTCCGGGGAGTTCCTTCCTACCAACTTCCTACTCTCAACTACACACGCTTTAAGTGTCTGAGTTGAGTATGTTACTTTGTGGAACTTCTCATATATTTCCTTTATACCTTTAAGTATACCAAGTAATTCATTTTCTGTCAAGTGGTGTAGTTCTACTGGCTGGAATCTTCTTTCTAAAGCCGGATCCTGCTTAATATAACTATACTCTGACTTGGTAGTGGCTCCAATCACCTGCACATTTCCCCTAGCTAGAGCAGGCTTTAACATATTAGATGCGTCGTTTGTAGAACCTTCGCTGTCACCTGCTCCCACTATCGTATGTATCTCATCAATAAACACGATAGTGTCTGGGTCATCCTCTAGTTCCTGTATAAGTGCTGTTAATCTTTCTTCGAACATACCTCTATACTTAGTACCTGATAACATTAAGTGTAGGTCTAACGACACTATACGTTTTCCCCATAGATTCTTAACCTTTTCTTCTTTATTAAATATATCCAACGCTATACCTTCAGCGATTGCTGTCTTTCCAGTACCCGCTGGGCCCAGTATGACCGGGTTATTCTTTCTACGCCTCCCTAATATTTGTACAATACGACCTATCTCCTTACTCCTACCTATAATAGGGTCAAGATTACCTTCTTCGGCCATCTTCGATAGCTCTTTACAGTACTTCTCGATAGTAGGTTGTGACTTAGTCTTCTTCAATGGTACAATTTTAGGTGCTGATGGAGGCATTGACAGGCCATGTATTCTAAATGTATCTGCCCTTGACGCTAGCGCCTGTGCAAGTGTCTTAGGGGTTGTACCTAAGAATGCTATACCTCCTGGAGGTACTGCGCCATTACCTAAGGCCATAGCTAATAGTTCCCAAGGAACTCCTTCACACATTCCCGCTTCCACATATGCCTTGAACAGCTTTATAATCTCAACCATCTCCTCACTATCTGACATCTGTTCCATGGAAAAGTTATCCTCTCCCCTAGTTCCGCCTATATTCTCTAAAGGCATCAACCCTGAGCTAGTATAGTCAACAAGCTGTCTTAACGATTCTACAGTTATCTCCCTTTCCTCGTACGTAGTGGCGATGACCCTGTCATCAGAGGATACTCCCGCATGTAGTAACCAGTAAGGGCTCACTTCAATGTATCCGTAGTAATGTGCTAATCGCCTAGCATATTGTATATACCGAGTAATCTTTGATTCCATAATTATTCCTTCTGGTTAACCTTATATTCGAACTACTATCACTCCCGAATATTCTAGCGATACTTTAAACTTAATATTTCTACCCACTATCACATTAATTAGCCCGTGATATAGGGCGGAATTATATGCAGTATCCCCAGATTGAAACCTGAAGGCATTGATTTCCTCGGACTCCCTTAGAGTGTCGAAGATATCTTCTATATCGTCTAACGTTAATTGGTCCATCTTAGGCTCCCATATATAGATCTATTACTGTTTTAATTAAAGATCCCAATAATAGAACAGGGATGATAATCATAGATAGTACTAATACTACATTAGCAATGATTACACTTCTCTCAGTAAGGTCGGTACTCTCGCCTACCATAGTATCAAGTCTCATGGCAGCATTCCTATCAGTACCTGTTCTTGTTGAGTACTTTCTATGCTTCTTACACTTGTTTCTTCCTTGACTCTTCATTTTGGGCCCCCTAGGTACCTATTCTTCTTCCTCTTATACCCTAATTATACCGCACTTTTGGGGTTTTGTCAATCTTTTTATTCGCTTCCATCATCTAAATCCTTTATTAACTCCTTGAACTCCAGCACCATACGTAAATCAAAATCATTCTCTGTGACTAATTTCTTCTCTACAAGTACAGATCTTATAACTGATAACATTGCTCTTGAATATAAATCGTCCATCTTAGCTCCCATTTAATTGATTCATGATGTAGTCTATTGACTCATCTACTAGAATATCCAGCTCCCTCATGCGAGATTCAGATAGTTTATGGTGGGCTGGGTGGTCTCTTAGGTAGAAGAATACTTTACGCACTCCCTTAGTCTCCGCACCTAGCAGGGGCCCTAGCTTTAGCGCTCCGTACTCAGCCACATACTCCTCCTCAAAGGATGTAAGCTTTAGGCTAAACCTATTAGTTCTAGTATGTAGCTTGGTCCAATGTATAAGCTCATGCAATACTACATGTGACTTATCGGAATCGGACCTGTACTTATTAAGAAGGGTGATTCTATCCACTGTACCGTCAAAGGTCTGCTCGTACATCCCACGAGCTCCCCTAGACTTAAGCTTCTTAGTGTTATGCTCATAAGTAACTCCAAGCCTTTCATACAGGGGAATCTTAATGTCCACCTTACCTGACATACTACTTGCAGAGCAAGAAACCATCACTCCTAAAACTACTACCATCAAAAACTTCTTCATACTCTACCTCTAGTTATCTTCCTATTCCTATTAATAATCCTACCACAATCGTCTTAGCGATGTCAACATCTTTAAGCGATTTACCTGTCTTATTAAGTTCAGCCTCTAAGAGCTCGTATGTTGCGTTCTGCTCCCCATCCTCTACTCTACTATTAAAGAACTCTTTAACGAGAGCCAGGGCTGCGTTACGCACTTCTGCAGCGTCTACAGGTAGTCCCGCTTTCTCCCGCAGTAGGGTGAATAGTTTCTCAGCCGCTAACACATCCTTTTCCTTAGTGTGTCCTACTGTCTTTCTTTCCGGTGTATCTGCCTCAAACCCTGTATGTTTGAATAACTTACCCATGTTATTATCATACTTTAGATGGATCGGACTACAGCTTGTGATCATCAACGCCACTACAGCTAATACTATCTTATTCATAATTATTTCTCCTTATAGTTAACTTAGAATAATATGTTTATATTTCTTCCAAAATTTTAAAAAACCTTTACCAAAGCTATCTATCTCGGAGTCAGTAAATTCCGACCACTGCTTTGGCGTACATGTTTTACTTCTTATGATAATGTATCTATCACACTTAACTACGTCGCAGTACTCAGTACTAATAGTTACAGGGAAGTAGTTCTCATATATAGTGTCAGTCCAGTTGGCGTCCACTGTGTCAGCACATTCTAGATTGGTTCTTTCTAATATTGCGCCTGTGAAATTGGCTCCACATAAGGATGCAATCGCCAGGTCAGCTCTACTTAAATCAGCGTTAGATAGGTTAGATCCTACTAAGTAACTGCTTCTTAGGTTAGCTCCTCTTAAGTTAGCCCCCTTCAAATTACAACTTTTTAAGTTAGCTCTTTCTAAGTTAGCGTATTGCAAATTAGCTCCTTGCAGATTAGTCCACTCTCCCTTAACTCCTGAGAGGTTGGCTCCTGATAAGTCAGCGCCCTCTAAATCAGTTCGTTCCAAATTAGCTCTACTTAAATCAATTCCTTTTCCGTCAACTCCTTTTAGGTCGACCCCTCTTAGGTTAACCTGTATCAAACCTTTTGATATTATTTCTAAGTAAAGAGATTTATCTTTCATTCTTTATCCTTATTTTGTTCTTCCAAATACTCGAAGTATGCAGCCTCCCCGCTCCTAAACTTCCTCTCCCTCTTCTTAAGGTCCAGCCTTGCAGCTGCTACTGTTGCTAGGAATAACACAACCCCTAATACTATAATACTCATTTTAAGCTCCAAATACTTTATTAGTTCGTAGGTTCCTGTACTCTAAGTGCTCTATGTCGTCTGTAAGAGCCTTACCTACCTCATGTACTACATAATAGAGAGGTTCTACCTTAGAATATTTCAACCTATCCTTAGCCTGAGATACTGACTTAAAGATACCCATGATACATGGAATACCTTCAACAAGCCCTGAAACGACGATCAATTCTCTATCCATACTATCCATTTAAGCTCCTCTGTTGGCTTATCTACGTGTCCCCTATGTGAGCATAGAGGGTGTACTGTTTTAAACGACTACACGGCCTATTAGGCCCCTTTACAGTGATTCTAACCTACCAAACTCTTGTAGTATTCATAATCCTCGTGAGCAAGTGCCATAGCTTCCACATCCCCAACCTCGGCAGCCTTGTCCATCTGACGGATAGCTTGATCCAGTCTGATTCTGTTAGCTCTAGATGATTTCAAATATCGGTGATCATCTCTTAGCCTACTTGCGTTGATCTTAGGTGGGACCAAAGACCACACTAAACACCCAGCCCACACTACAAATGTCCACCCTAGGAACAATGTTAGCAATGTGATCACCACCGTGTTAGGGTGGTTATTTCTAGATGCTACGATAACAGGCATAAGCCAGATGATCATGATGATTGTCAGTGCGATTAAACCTTCCATTACTTTCTCCGTGTTTGTTAATACTTACCCACTAGGTGGGCCTAGGTCCTGTAAGTTTAAAGCCACCATATGTAGGTTCCCTAGGTAACACTTTGGGCTATGTCTTAATTATATACCACAAACAAGGATCTGTCAAGCACTTTATATATAAATATACGCAAGTATACACTAATCCATGTATATATCACCATTAAGATCCTATAAATAAGCACCTAATTCGAAGAATTTATATTTATTTTAACTTTCTTCACGGAAATCATCGATCTCATGGGATATACTTTATAACAAAGATTAGTATATAGGGTACGGAGTACCTAGTCACCAGTACCTAAGTTAATAAGTAGTAATAGAATATAATAAAGAATAACATAAATAGAGTACGATAGTACTTAGTATATATACGGAGTATATAGTTATATGAGACACAACGATAGGGGAATCGGAGATTCTATAGTAATGACTGAGCTCGACCTAGACGAGGAAGGTAATGTTGAATACATAGACATAACAATTAGTCTACATAAAGATCATTTCAAATCAGGCATTAGCGCACTATATGACCCCATCTTCGACAGCATTAAAGATATTGAGGGTTACTTCAAGAAGAATTAAGAACACCGGAAGTTGTAACAGCGGTGAATCTGCCACCTGGGGAGCAGGGGGGATATCAACTATAGCCCGGGGTTATGCTTTACCCCTACTGACATTAGCCAACATCGGAAATGTTAAAGCATGCCCTCCCCGTGGGGATCTAATACACGGTGGTTTATTAGGCAGGATCTCACGTGACAGAGATTTAAAATATTGCACGGTAGTACATGAGCACTGTGGCAGAGCATCTCCCCATAAGGAGACTGGTTTGGGTTCGAATCCCATATGTACTTTTACGTTTGGTGTAGTGGTAACATCTTGGCTTCCAAACCCAAGGCCCAGGGTTCGATTCCCTGAACGTATGATTCTATTTGTGGCATCGCTACCACACCAGAGCAACCCAGCGACTAATGTCCCCCTTGATATAAGACTTGTGGTGAGGTACTACAAGAACAAAGCTGGCAAGGGACTTTTTATGTTAGATAAAGAAGATATAATATTGATAACCTTAGTGGTCCTTTATATAGGGATTACAGTAGGTGTAAGACTGTAGAGGTTTAAATGTACGAAGGAAGAGATGTGGAGGATGCTAGATATGTAGCAGATTATTGCTACGCTGGACAAGCTATTAATGAGGTACTTACGCACCAGGAAGTAGTGGACCTATTTGTGGAGCTTAAAGAAGCCTACAACGGAGAAGACACTTTCGTATTAAGTATAACTTCTGAAAATTCAACATTAGGAGCATAAGATGAATTTTGATGTATTAAAACTAGTATTACCAATCGGTATGCTGATCGTAGCATTTGTATTAGCAGCAAGTGTCTTACTATAAATAATTAAACAAAAGGTAATAAGATGGATGTACTAAGTATTGTACTAATGTCTGTGTTAGGTAGTGGTCTTGTACTTACTATCTTACTACAACTAAGAGGACTCCTTAAGGGAATCGTCGACAAGACAGAGAATAAGATTGATGATAAGCTACTTGAGCTACTCGATGAAGCAGACTTCGCGAAGATCGCTAAGCTTGTTGAAGATGAAGCTAAGAAGCTATTAGATAAGAAGAAAGAAGATAAGTAAACCATAATTCGGGGGAGTGAGTGGGCAGAGTAAAGAGAAAACCAATACGTTTAAAGATAACGAAGAATGAAGATGGGACTCTTACAG